TATTCGCGCCGACGTTGTTAAAGAGAACCGTTTCACCCGTACCGGCTTCGGTCGCATCCGGCATCGTGATGACAAGGCTAGTCGTCGTCGCGTTAACGTCCATGATCTTCGCAACGACATCGGTGGTCGGAGCAGACTCAAGCGGCCAGTCCAGAACTTGATCAATCGTCAGCGATACATAGCGGTACGAGACATCGCTCGGGTAGAGGTTTGTACCTCCGAAAACTTGTGTGTAGGTGGTCATGCGGCCTCCAAATCTTTGTTGCGTTTCCTTGCCTCAAAAGAAGCCCAAGCCGCTTCTGACCATGGCCTTCCAGTTTTTGATTGTGAAATTCTATTGCAGGTTTTTGCGCTGCGCTTTTTGCCCAAATTTGAAATTGATAACTTCTTCTTCCACTCTTCAGATTTTTTATGACCCTTGCCAGCCGCGCTTAGCTTGGCCCTAGTTTCTAAAGAGAGCTTTGTTCCTTTCTTTCTTTCAAAATAAGCAAGCATCTTAGGAGTAACCTTCCCCTTTTTAGACGCAGCCATTTTTGCAATAACTTCAGGAGTCATGGGAACGCCATCTCCACCATGAGTCATGTTGTACCCATGCGGAAGAATTGAATTCAATTCCTTTATAAAACGAATCTCATGCTCGCAAGCTTCTTTATGATTTTCACATTGAAGAAGAAGCTCAACCGTAAAAGCTGGTACACCATAGACACGACTGGCATCCGCAAGAGCATAGTTTCTTTTCCATCTTGCATTTTCGCAATGCATTTTGAATCGCTCGTCAATGGTCTTAGAGGTATAGCCAATGTACACCTTGCCATTCTGAGAGCATGTGATTTTGTACAGTGAGTACATCATGCCTCCCGGCGATTCGTGGACCGATCAACGATCTTCTGGAGGTCTTCGCCATTGAGCGCAGCCAGCGACCGGTCGTAGTAGGTCTGCCACAACTGAACGCGCTGATCGTCCTTCACAAACGGCGTGGCTTCCACCAGCGACCCGTACAGCAACAGGTTCGGCGCAAACTCGGTCAGCCAGTTGGTCTGGTTCGTGTCGTCCAACAGCGGCGGCAGTTCGTAGTACAGGATCTCCATCGGGTAATCCGCAGCCGGGGTCGGCACGAAGATCCAGTGCTTGTAATCGTAATCGGCGTAAAACAGCGGCTGACCGGTCGTTGTCTCATTCGGCCAGTAGCTACGGACGTATTCGTAGGATCGCGGGAAAACCGGCGTGTGGACGTTGTTGTTCGTCCCGGTGCCAAAGTTGATGCTGATAGTGTCGCGCCAGCGATCCGGCTTGGCATAGACCGCTACCCCAGATTGCATGGTCGTATTGACCACCGTCTGGAAACCCTGAATCTTCAGTTCACGCGCAATCCGCCGCTCGGCTAGGGTGATCAGCCGGGGGATCTGCTCATAGACAATAGGGTCCGTCGCACCACCTCTTTCAAGGTAGTTCCGGATGTCCACTTGCAAACTGGTAAATGTCATCGACGCAGGCATACACCTCTCCTTAGTCCCGCGTCTTACCAGTCAGGCAAGACTATTTGGGCACGATTATACCCTAATTAAGACAAATATAGCCTCTGCTCATCCTGACGGCGCTTGACAAGACCGGGAAGTACCCGACCCCCTGCCTTGGTCCATTTCAGGAACTCGTCAGCAGCCTCCTCAAACTCGCCCCGGTTCGTCTTCATCCGAAGGGAAGAGCGTTGGAGATTGCCAAGACCCACGTTGAAGGCAAAAGATACGAGAGCATCGAAGACTCCCTGACGGCCAACAGCAGCAGGGCAAAGTCGAACCACACCACGCTCAAACCGGCCAAGGTCTTGAGAAAGTATCCGGTCCACCTCGTCCATCGTGAGAACCCGGTCCCAGCCCTCGGGTATCGGTAGATTCCGGCGCTCCTCATACTTCACCGCCAAGTGAGCAGGATCTATTACGTGACCCACCCCCACGCTCCAGATTAATGCCGGGCATTGGTAGGGACGGGTTCGGACACCCTCGTGATGACAAATCATGCGTATCGCTTTTTCAGACACTCGCATGCTTGCACCCGTCAAAGTGCCATCGTTTCATTCCATTGCATCGTCCTTGCTTGCCACAATGAGGGCAAACCAAAACAGGCATGTTTTGCGCCGCTGCCGACAAGCGAGATTTATGTTCTTCCGAAAATACAATTTTTTTACCAAACATCGGATTTTTGCTACCAAGTTTGGCAATAGATATGTTTTTACGGTAAGCCTCTGGTCTTTCCTTGCCTTTTGGGTTTGGAGGAATGCCGCCGCCAACACAAGTATTCCACCCCATGTTTTCAAATGGGCGAAGCATTTTTTCTAGAAACCGCGCAAGATCTTCATCAAGATCCGACGCAATAACATCAATACACATCTCGTCGCCATATTTTTTAATAGCATTTGATAAATGATCGCGGCGAGTCTTTGCAGCATTTTTGTGTTGGTAAAACCTAACAGCAGGGTTTACGCTGATTCCAACGTACCCTTCATCAAGCGCAAGGCTTGATTGTTTTCTGATGTGGTATACCGATGTCACTTCTTGCCGAATGCTTGAGTACCAAACCAGAAGGCGATGATCGAAGACAGGATCAGCATCTCGTCATCCGAGAACACTTCAGCCATCGCAGCCGCAAACGGCACACCCGTGTTGTAGGCGTACCACACACCAGCGATGTTGATGGCTACCAGCTCCAGCACGAAGATGTAGGTGACGACCGGACGAACCGAAGCCCGTAGATTGATCATCCACTGCGATGCGCCTTTGCCAATTTCCATGTCATGCTGATATAGGGCTACGCGCTCCTCGGCTGCGGACTGCACCTGAACTTGCTCCAGCTTGATTTCCTCGACTCGTGCCTGAGCAATAAAGCCACGCTCAGCCAAGGCCAACTCACGCTCCTTCTGGGCTGCGACTAGAGCCAGCTCGTGCTTCTTGTCCTGCCGGTCTTGGAAGATTTGCAAAATCTTGGGAAGTCCACCAGCAAGGAAGGACAGGAAGGTTGAAATCATTGTCATCATTTGGAAGCCCTCACCACATCGTCGCCCTTGGTTACGGTCACATGATCGCCTTCCACATCGACTCGCATCGGCATCTCTTTGCGGTCCAGACGATCAAGCTTGGCAATGAGTTCCTTGATAACCGCAAACTCCGGCTTCTCTTCTTTCTCCGATGCCCCGGCAATACCGTTAAGCATGGAAATCAAAGCAGTCAGCGAAGCGCCAAGCAAACCCATAACGGCTGCGATTTTCTCAGAATCCAGAACCAAACTAGATGCAACGCCAATCACGACAATGATCGTGATGTACTTGAGTCCGTCCTTGCCAATTGCCTTACCCGCAACATCTTTGGCAGACGAGTTAGCCTCAAGCCGATTTAACTCAGCCTGAGCCTTGGCTTTAAACAGCTCAATGTCTTCGCTCATTTGTCTACCTTTTCATCCAGCTTGTTGAAGATCTTATCCAACATGCCTTTGATCTCATCAATGTCCCGTTGATAGTGAATTTGAGTCACATACGTCAACGGCATATTGCGAACATCCTTGTCCAAACGCTCAATGCTACGGGTGATCTGATTAAGCGACCATCCGCCAAAGAACGCGGCTACACCGACAACGATGTTAAACAAGACCTGCATTTCCATCGTCAGGCCTCCGGAGCCGGAACCTCAACCCAAGACTGGGTTTCTTCGTCCCATGAGTACATCTTCGGCGGTTCGCCCGTACCCGCATCTTCTGGCATCGGCACCGGAGCTTGCCATTGGGCATTTGCGTCCAGCGTCCATGACGGATACGGCTGCGGAGCTACAAAGGCGTCAATGTCAGCGCGGTAGGTGTAACCGATGCCAGCGTAGTTCTTGCGGATGTTCCCGTGATACGAAGTCTGTACCCAGTTTCCACCAAGCAAACGCTGGCAGAACGCCACGCCAATGCTCTCGACTTCGTTGCCGTTAGCGTCAGCCGTATCCTTGTTGGCTACGACGATGACTCGCAGCACAACATTGTTGTCATCAATTTCAGCAAAGTGAGCCATGTTTAATCCCTCAAATGTAAACCGGTTAGAGACTTCTCATCCCCAACG